TAACAAAACTCTTAACATCGCTCTTGCTGGTACGGGTGTCGGGAAATCTCTATTCATGTGCCATGTGGCTAGCTCCGTCTTGCTCCAAGGACGGAACGTTTTGTACATTACGCTGGAAATGGCAGAAGAACGCATTGCTGAAAGAATTGACGCAAACCTCTTGAACGTTCCTATTCAAGATATTGCTGATCTTCCAAAGCAAATGTTTGAAAACAAGGTTAATAATCTTGCAAAGAAAACTCAAGGTACTTTGATTATTAAAGAATATCCAACTGCCTCGGCACATTCTGGACATTTCAAGGCACTTCTTAATGAACTTGCACTTAAGAAATCTTTTAGACCTGATATTATTTTTATCGATTATTTGAATATCTGTTCTTCTTCCAGGTTTAAGGGTGGCAGTAATGTCAATTCCTATACATTGGTTAAGTCAATTGCAGAAGAACTTCGTGGTCTTGCTGTAGAGTTTAATGTTCCTATTGTAAGTGCTACTCAAACTACTCGTAGTGGTTATGGTTCTTCTGATGTTGAACTCACTGATACTTCAGAGTCCTTCGGTCTTCCCGCAACTGCTGACTTGATGTTTGCGTTGATTTCTACTGAAGAACTCGAAGGTCTTGGGCAGATTCTTGTCAAACAACTTAAGAATCGTTATAATGACCCAACCATTCATAAACGTTTTGTTGTTGGTATTGACCGCGCTAAAATGCGTCTTTATGACTGTGAACAATCTGCTCAACAAGATATTCTTGACAATGGAAAGGATGAAGAGTATGATTATGAAGAAAGAAAACCTAAAAAATCATTTGAAGGATTTAAATTCTAATATGACCCAAGTTATTGACACAAACAAATATATTGAATTCGTTCGCCAAACTACAAGTCCAGCAAGTAGTGATTTTGCACAACTTCTGTCGCGTATGACTGAACTTGAGGCAAATGATGAAGTAGATGTTCCTCGTCTTCTTACTGCTGCTCTTGGTATGGGTGCTGAGGCGGGAGAATTTACTGAGGTTGTAAAAAAAGTTTTCTTGCAAGGAAAACCCTATAATCAAGAGGCTCAATTTCACCTAAAGCGTGAACTTGGAGATATTTGTTGGTATCTTGCCCAAGCATGTATGGCACTTGACACTTCTATTGATGAAGTTCTCCAGATGAATTATGAAAAACTGAGTGCTCGTTATCCAGAGGGGACATTTGATGTTTATCGTAGCGAAAATCGTGTGGAGGGAGACCTGTGAGTAAAGAGAAACAAGTAACAATTAAAATGGATGCTCGTACAGCAGCAGCAGTTCGTCAAGTGTTGTTCGATGCACAAAAAGGATATACTTATGATGAAGTGAGTGTTCCTCCTCGTGTTGCTGATATTCGTGGAGTTATTCAGCAACTAGATGATAGTATTGATGCTGTTCTTGGTGCTTGATTGAAACCTCCTTCGGGAGGTTTTTTAATAAATACATAAAAAACGATAATGTATTTTTCAGAGTGGAGAAAACTTCAGGAAGAAATGAGTAAAAAACAATTTGAAAAGTTTCTTCCGAACGAAGCAAAGAAGAAAAAGAAGTCAAGAATAGATAAGGACTATGAGCATTATCCAATGGAACTGACCTAATTTATAAATATCCATAGAAGAATATAAAGATTTTCTAATGGATACCAACAATCTTAAAGGTTTGATGGAAGCATATTCTACAATTTATGCTCCTCAAGAAGTTGATGAAGCAGTTAAGGGTGCTGATACGGAAATGAGAAGAGCAGCATCTACAGAACGCAGAGGTGGTGATAGACCTCTTCCAAAAAAAGAAGGTGAAAAAAATGCTGCTCATATGGCAAGAAAGATTAGATTTTCTGATAAAGTTACCAAAGCAAAAGGACACCTTCCTGGATATGCTTATGCTGAAGAAGTTGAGAATGTAGATGAAGCACTGGATAAGAGATTTGACTCAATGAGAAAGCGTGGTGGAAGAAGTGCCCCTCCAGAAGAGCGTTCTGTTGGTGGCGAAATGAATAGAAAGAACAAAGATTATTGGGCAGATACTCTAGGTAAAGGTAGAGATAGAGGAAAGGGTAGTAAAGCAGCAAGAAGAGTAGCAGCACTTAAGAATGAAGAACTTGATATCTTTGATGTGGTTCTTGAGTTTCTCCAAGTAGAAGGGTTTGCAGAAACTCTGGAAGAAGCACAAGAGATTATGGCAAATGAATTAGATGCTGATGATATTGAAGCAATTGTAGAAGCAACATATTCTGCAAAGGCAGCAAGAGCAGGTAAGGACATTGGTAAACCTGGTAAAGCATTTGCAAAGATTGCTGCTTCTGCTGGTAAGCGTTATGGTTCTAAAGAGCGTGGTGAAAAAGTAGCAGGTGCAGTCCTCGCAAAACTTCGTGCAAAGCGTGGTTGATAAATAACCACGGAAGGTTGTTCTAACCCCTTGACTTTTTAGTTGGGGGGTTTTATAATATCTAAACTTGGGGAATTAGCTCAGTTGGTAGAGCATCGCCTTTGCAAGGCGGGTGTCAGGAGTTCGAGTCTCCTATTCTCCATAAATAAAAATAAAAAATGACAGACACTGAAATTTTGTTAGCTGTCAATATAGCATTGCAGAAATATCAGACGAAAGTTGTAAAGGCAGGACCAAAAGTAGATAAAATTAGAATCATTGCATCTCAAAGAGCAGAGGCGCAAGATTCTATTTCAAAGGAGCTTAAGAAAAGAGGAATACCTTTTATAAATGAAATTGATAAAAGCGAATCTTCTTTTCCTGTCACAAAAATAGATCTAAAAAAATCCAAGTCTGTAATTAAATTAATTTATAAAAAAGGTGCAGGTGGTGGATCTGGTGCTGGTGCTGCGGTAACTAAAATGGCAGAATCTGCACAAGCACTTTATGCTGCTTTAGCGTTTAATGTCTTAAAGAGACAAATTACTAATAGAGATCTTACGAAAGAAAATTTTAAAAAGGCACTTGCTACCGCAGATACTGACGAAAGTTTTGATAAATTGATAAATGATTTGCCAGATGATTGGATTGAATCATCTATTGCTGGTGCTAATGCTTTATATAAAAGATATGGTGGAAAAGCAAAATTCACTTTTCATAGAGGATCAAATCTAGTTAATACAATAGAAAAAACATTCACTGATATAAACCGACAGGAACGTGCTTTTGGTAATCTTAATAAGTGGAGTCCAGCAGACATTTATATGATATCAAACCCATCTGCAGTTAGAGACTTATCAGAAGAAAAAACACTTAAGGGTTTGAATGAAAAAATGTTTGAATATATTCAAAATAATCAGGTTATTGGAGTTTCTTTGAAAAAAAATGAAACTGGAACTGCAAAGATTTCTGAGAAGAATTTCCCAACAGATAAAAAAATTACGACAGCATCTTTTAGAGGGACAACTACAACTTTAGATGCAATGGATGGATATATTAAATGGGGTGCTGCCACAAGCGAGAAGATTCAGTTTAGAAGTTTTGGTGGAGAAACTTCTTTAACTGGATGGCAAGGAGAGATTAAAGGTGCTTCCGCTAATCAAGGTAAAGTATCTTTGGGTCCATTAAATTATATTCTAAAAAGACACGGATTTAAGGAACTTCCATCTTCTCAAGAATCTGCTAGATTAGCGGAGCAAAATAGCGACAAACACGCAGAAGATATTGCAAAGATGATGGCGGAGTATAAACTAATAAAAACATCTGAAGTATCTTCCATGGCCAAGACTATACAAGCAAAATCTAATAAGTATAGATATTCAAAATATTTGGTTATGAAATTGCTTCTAACTATGGAAAATGCAACGAAAGATAAGGCAGATGAAGTCGTAAAAGATATATACTTGTATGCAAGTTCTCAAGCAAGTTTTTCTGCTCCGTATATAAAATTAGAATAAATATAAGTATATCAACACGAAATATGAAAAGTTTTCTAAATTTTCTAACTGAAGCAAAAGAATCGCAAGCAGCGATGCAAGCGAAAAAACTTGGATATACTGGAGACGGTCACGGTGGATGGTTAGATCGTTCCGGTAAAGTTGTTGCGAGAACAGAAAAGGGAAAACTCAAGTACATTGATGGTCGTCAACCAAAAGGTGCAGAAGAACCAGCAGCAGGAAGGCAACCCGCTGGTGCTGCTCCAACTGCTCAACCAACCCAAGCAGCACCTGCCCCTGCACCACAACCTCAGGAAGCACCAGGACAAGCACCTGAAGAACAACCTACTGAAGAACTACCACCACTGACTATTGTTTTTGGTCGTTTCAATCCACCTACAGTAGGGCATGAAAAACTTCTCAAGTCAGCAAAGAGAATTTCTGCTGGCGGAGATATTAAGATTTATCCTTCAAGGTCTCAAGATCCAAAGAAGAATCCTTTAGATCCTAATACTAAAGTTTCTTATATGAAGAAAATGTTCCCCGAGTTTGAGGAGAACATTATTAATGATGAAGAAATGAAAACCATTTTTAATGTTCTCGTTACTGCAAATGAGGATGGATATACTAATGTTAATATAGTTGTTGGTTCTGATAGACAAGCAGAGTTTGAAAATCTAGCTCAAAAGTATAATGGAGACCTTTATAACTTTGATTTAATTCGTGTCGTATCTGCTGGTGTAAGGGATGCA